GAATGTCTTCTAATAATTCCATAAGTTTACCTTATATAATACGATTAGGCTCGGAATGTAACACCCCGAGCCTACCTATTGACATTAGTCAATCATATTACTACCATATTCATCAATTTCAGCTCTATCATATTGAATTGTTGCTCTTATTGTCTTTTTGTCATTGCTGTCTGAATTGTATCCATCTTCATCAATGTTGCTAATCCAACAACCATGAAGTCTCCACTGTCTAACTTTCTGCATATCAGGAGCATATTCAATTAAGTAACAATCCTTCTTATATTCAGATGCAAGGCCAACTTTCTCTGTCTTAACATTGTAAGAAAGATTTTGCCAAGCCATAAGAATTGCTTTACTGTCTGCACCAATATAGTCATTAATTGTTATCTGACCATCTTGGAAATTAGGAGTACCAGCGTACTTAAGAACACTATTACCTCTTCTAATTTGAATAGCGTCTTGTGAAAAGTGAGGAACATTTGCTGCTGATACTGATAATCTTAAAATCTCTTGAGCACCATCAATAAGTGTATTATCTAATGTTCTTGTAATACTTTCAAGATCTGTTACTACGAACTCAAAGTTATTTGCTCTTTGTGGCTCATAGAAAGCAGGACTTGCTGCCATATGATAAGTACCATGTTGTACAGTTGAAATTGTACTTCTAGGATTCTTACCATCGACATCAGGAGTAATACCGCCTTTATTGCCTGTTTTAACTGTAACTGACATTTATATTCTCCTTATTCTTCTTCAGAAACTATTGTCTCGTCACTATCTGTGAGGATTACACTAATTTCAAATTCTTCTACTGCATAAATTGGATATAAAGTAATTTTAGCAATTACTTTTGTATTCTTAGTAGTAGATACTCTTTCAATCTTATAATCAGAGATACCAGCAGAAGTACACATCTCATCAAGAAGAGGAACAATCTTTGCTTTGAAATTAATCCAAAGAATGTCTGAATTCTGCTCAAACATTAATGATTTACAAGCTGCATAAACTTTCTTCTTAACTTCTGTTGATAAGTTCCTAAGATTTAAGAAACTTGAAGCCTTATCATAACCCTGATTATTTAATAATGTTCTATTACCCCAAATTGTTAAACCATAAGGATTAATTCTTGCAATTGGGTTTATTGAAGAACCACTTGCAGGTATAAGACTATTTGCAATTGACTCTGTAATCTTCTGATTTGTTTCCAAAGAAACAATGCTAGGAACAACACCTCTTTGAACACCTGCTACTGCAAGCCAACTTGGGTTGTTATTAACTGACTCTGCAAGAGTTACTAAATATGCAAAAGAACCAGGGTAAGCACCTGAGTATAATCCTGAGTACTGTACCCAAGGAGTGAACATAGCTGCATAAGCACTTGATATCCTGTATTTAGAAGAAGCAAGATTAAGACTCTCAAATACTGAATTAGTACCAGTTAATCGTCTATACTTATTGTTTGTATGGTCGATAAGAGCGATAGCGTCACCACGCTCTTCACAAATGAGACACATACCATTAGCAATAACATTCTTGTTAGTATCTTCACCGCCTTCTAAGTTATACTCATATACTGGATATCCACCAGATGTAAGGAACTTAATATCATAGAGATTTCTATCTCTGATGATACTAGGACCATTTTCATCAGTACCTGATACAAACCTCTCATATAACTTTTCATACATACTTGGAACAGAAATATCAAATGAGAAATATGCATCTGCATTATCTACATTAGTCTCAAAAAGTCTCCAATCATATTTCTCACCATTAGCAGCAACACAAATATATACTGAGCCAGGCTCATTAGATGAAACACGATGGAATACCATTTTGCCAGGGTCTGCTGCTGTTAATTCTGTAGGTGCAGAATCAACCTCTTCCCAATATAAGTTGGAAGCTTCACCTTCATCTTCCTCTTTTTTAATTGTCTGCTCAACTACTGAGAACTTATTCATTCTCTCATATATTACAGGAATGCCTGCTCTGAGGAGTTCTAAAGCATAACAATAACCTGGATCTGCATCACCAGCTAAGAACATCTGCTCATTAAAAATTGCTTTAGGGTCAAAACCTCTCTGATTTACAGGGCCTGTCTTGTAAATAGGGTAATTTTGATTCTCATTAAAAGTAGGAGCAGAACTACCAAAGTATGTTTGGAATGTTGTAACATCCATACATAATGTTGGAATTCTACTTGGCATACCAGTCTCTAAACCGCCTGTAGCAGATGGGATGTAACTATCATCTGCACAATCTGGGTTAATGAAAGCAGAAGAAAATCCAGGAACATAAACAGCATTTTGGACTTCTACAGCTTCATAAGACTTAGTAGCATCAGTTTCATTTATTATAATTTTAGGCATTTAAGCTCTCCTTTAAAATTATTAACTGATTAATTTATTCTTCACCTACATAAATAGGTAAACTATCTTCATCAATAACAATATTATCTCTAATTCTAGTATCCCAAAGATAAGCATCATCAATGCTTATACCTAAAGATAATCTAGAAAATTGTCCATTTGTTATTTTAAACCCTGCATCAGAGTTATCTAAAACATCTGTAACAATTCTAATTGAAGAATAATGTACTATATGTACATTATTATATTCTAATCCGATTTCTACTTTTGGGAAATTAATCACATTAAAGATTATATTTCTCATATACTCATCGGCTTCTTTTAAATATCTTGTCCAAACATCGATTTGATAAGTGATGTTAATTGGAATAGCATTTAAGTTTACACTTTTTTCTATATTTGATTCTATCATCTTACCATCGTAGGACATTGGTCTCTTATTAGGATTTAATATTTGATACCCATTGACACGAGAAATACTAATAACTGGCAATTGAATTGACTTGTCATTAGTTTCATCTGCAATGGTCTCTACCAATTTTCGTGTATCATTTACACCATAAATATGAACATTAGTATTTTCAGTCCAATTCTTTATTTTTGCAACTAACGCTTCATCATATAAAGTTACTGACATCTTCTACTCCTCATTAAACACAATCTGTGGTTCTTCTTCAAGTAAATTAAGACTTGAGTGTGAGAAGTCATAGACTGTCTCTGGAGTAAATGTATCTTCATACTCTGGGACTATCTCACAAGTGATAGAAGCAGGATAAACAATGCTATTTGTTAATCTAACAACCCTAAATAATCTCCCTGAAGCGTTATCAAGACCACTTGGGATAATGAATAGAGCACCTTGCTGAATATCTTGTAAATCATAATCAACATGTATTATTGAAGAACCCTCTTGAAGTTCTGACATCCAACCAAGTTTCTTCAATGTTTGTTGATTAGGATGCTCTTCAAATAAACACCCAACTAACAAAGGTGGTTCATAGTTACTATCTATCTCTGCATAGGTTGTGTAGTGTTTCCCAGGGAGAGGGGCTCTATATATTACATAGATACCTAATAATTTAACCATCTCCCTGAAATATTGTCTATGAAGACGAGCATCTCCATTCAGCAAGATTCCATATTTATTTTCATCTTGCATATTCTACATCTCCTAATTAACCGTTAAGTTTTGCAGTACCTGAAACTCTTTTGAATCCCTCGTCTGTCTTTTGTCTGTAGCTATACTTTAAAGACTCGGAGAATAGTTGTTTACCTTCAAATCTACCAGTAAGAGTGAATGCTTTCTTTGACTCATTAATTTGAGGGTTTCTACCTACAAACCTTACTTTACCAGATTTAGTAGCATCCTTTGACTCAAAGATAAACTGTGTATCCTTTTCGTTACCAGAATTAAACTTAATAACACCCTCAAGAACTAAAGAATTACCATTTACTTTTGCAGATGTAGTCTTGTAAGACTCTACATTACCATAAACATTTCTAAGATAAGATTCACCGAGGTCATCGAAAGACTCTTCATCAAAGTCCTCTAAATCATAATCTGCATATTCATCATCTTCAATAGGAGCTTCCGCTTCCATATCAGGTGAGAACTCATCCAGAGGTACTTCATCTTCAACACCCATGAACTCATCTTCAACTTCAGGCTCAACCGGTACAATCATCTCTTCACCAGCTTCTGTCTTTTCTTCTGTTTCAACATGAATATTATCATGCTCTGTTTCAATATCAAGCTTCTCAATAGACTCTTGGAATTTACCCGTTCTTTCTCTTGAGAATGATTCGTCTGCTTTCTTATCTTCTTTCTTCTTTGAAGTGAAGATTTCATAGTAGTATGCAGGGTCTGATGAACCATTATGACCCTCTCTACCTTCTAATCCATACTTATCAGCAATATCTTTTGCCTTTTGCAATCCCTCTGGAGAATCAGCATATGCAACAACTGAATTCTCATCTGATGTACCGGCCTTAACATTATCTAAACCATAGTTCTTTGATTTAGTTAATTCGTCATAAACCTTTGTCCAATCATCCTTTGGGAGTCTATTAGAAGCCTCTTCAAGTGTATCACTATCAAACTCGCCAGTAATACGAATACCAGCAGCCTTAAGAGTCTTCTTTGCTTTTGCTAAAGCACCTTTATCAGATGTTGTTTCAATCTTTATCCAAGCCTCATCTAAAGACTCATTCTTTGATAAGAGGTCCTTTGCTGCTGAAGCAGCTGATATTACAGATGCAGCGGTTCCTACTAAACCTTCATCTATACCCTCTTCATCATCTTCATAATCGATGTCTTCGATATCATCGTCAATATCTTCAATATCATCATCTTTTGGTTCAACTTCAACATCAACTTCTGTCTCAACAAAAGGCTTAATTTGACCGATTACTTTGTAACCGTCAGAAGAGTAACAATAAGGACACTCTTCACCAACATTAGCGAAATCTTCTTCCTCATCAACACTTACTTCTTCTACATCCTTAAAAATCTTTGAATGACAAACTGAACAGTCTAAAATTACCTTATCAGTATATGAATCCTCTAATTCTTCCTCATCCTCTACATCAGTATCGATAATTTCAATCTCATCAACTTCTTCATCATTGTCAACAAAATCTTTTAATTCATCGATGCCTTCTTCAGAATTATTAGAAATATTAAAGTCTTCTTCATTCAACATATTAAGCTTTTGAAAAGCTTCTTGAAGAATAAAATTATCCATTAAAATTTCTCCTATTTTAATCTATACCATATACAAGCTGTGTATTTGCCTGTAAATATTCTTGAAGGGTTTTATATTCATCCATACCCTCTTGTAAAAGCTGTGCTCCATCTTGTGTCCAAAGAGCGTTTGATTGAGTGTATCTTGTTCTTACTCGACCAACTGTTATCTTTGTTAAAGCAACAGCCATTCTAATAAGTGAATCTATCCAATAATCTGATACAATTTCTTCAACTGAATCATATCTTGGAACATATTCTATTGTAATACTACCTGGAGCACCACTAGAAACATTAATATATAATCTGTTAGATGATTTATCATACCTAAATGCTAAATCTGTAGATAATGTATTCCTAATTTGAAGCAAAGTCAACCAAGACCCAAGATTATAAGCATAGTTTTGAAAATTATTTATATTTCCTAAACCAGAAATCAATTGCCATTGGCTAGCTTGCATAGGATCCATCATACTTGTACCAGTTCCAGAGTCACCCACAATTGTTCCATTTGCTCTATAAATTCTAGAGACAGAGTTTACCTTAATAGGTTGTTTAAACTCATCTGTGACTTTATTTAAATCAATACATTGAGTATATGGGACTGTTACATATTTTGTGCTACATATATATCTTTGAATCTCTCTTAAAGCACTATCAATAACTCTATCAATAGTTTCATCAGTAAGTTCTAATTCCAAGATATCTCCAGTGAGCTTCAGCTTAATTTCATCTCTATAAGCTGCTTTGTCCATAATTTACTTTCTTTTGTTAGTTAGCAGGTGTTACTGTATCTCCTACAAATGTATCTAAATCTACCTCCATGTGATCTTCAAAGAGACAAACAATTGTACTCTCTGCATTAGAAGCAATTCCAGTTACTGTAGGACCTGCTACATTTTCAATATTCTCATAGAATTGGTCTTCACTAGTAATATAGTGATTTTCTCTTAACCATAAATCTAATGTATCCTCTGTAAATTCAGTATCATCATCATTCTCAATAATGGCATTAAATTCAGAGTCACTGCTTCCATTATTTGCATACATTCTAATAGTATGCTTAAATCCTGTAGCAGGGGCAGGTGCAACTGAAATTGTAACTGAAGCAGTCTTTGTTACCTCACCTTCTGTGTAAGAAATCTCTACAGAAGTTTCATCAGATAAAATTGTTCCTGCTTCTGGCACTGTTACACATTTGGCAGTTACATCTTTTGTAGACTCATCATCATAAGTAGCAGTAACCACCATACCTGATAAATCTAAAGATTCACCCTCTTGGTATTCTACCTTTGTAGGTGCTGTTGTTACAGCAATATTATCAAGAATAGGAACTACAGGAGGTTCTACATCTTCACCAATAATGCAAGTATCACCAATGAATACATTAATTTCCTTGTCATCACTAACTCTAAACATATGCTTTTTGTCTAATTTACTTCCATCTACATAAGAGTCATTTACTTCAGGAGTAATTGTAGCTCCTGTGCTATCTGTATAAGTAAGTTGTACATCTTCTGTGGAAGGCTTGTTATCTTCAATGTTTCCATAGAGGTGTGTAACACCATCTACTTTCTTTTCATATACAAACATTAATATTCTCCATATATTATAAAATTATAAATTAAGTATTAAATACCTACGTACCATATTTAATACTAATTTTAATCTTATGTTATACAAAAACTAACTTTTACTTACTACACTATGGGGGTAGAAAACTACCCCCATAGCACATTCATATTATATCATTTTATCAACAATATAATAACTCAAAAGGCTTAAACTTTTACTACAATTAAGCAGTAATCTCACCCTTAACAAGAAGCTCTTTGTTGAGGAGCTTAAGGTCATAAAGTGTGCTGAAGCCCTGTGATGTAGCACCATCAGCAAACTGAAGAAGTTGTGTTGGAACTACTGGCATATAAGGAGCATAAACAGCTGCAGAACTCATCATATCATTGCCATTAACACCGATTACAAACTTACCAGCTTCGATGTTAGGAGTAACGAATACCTTTAATGCACCAAGAATGCCTGCATAGTAAGGACCATTGATATTACCTGTAGGAGCAGCCTTGAAAGCATCAATGAAGCTAAGTACAGGGATAATATCAGAAGCACAAATCATATAGTTAGGAACAAATCTCTTTGTTCTGTCATATACTTCCTTCTTAGCAAGTTCAACGATCTCCATGAAACCTGCATAGTGGTCTCTCTTTGACACACCGATTGGAAGTGTCTTAGACCAAGTGAGAGTGCCTGCAACTGCTGGACCAGCAGCATTGTCGATAAGAAGTTGTGTAACTTCTGTATCAATCTCATACTCAAGTTGACCAACAGCCTTCTCAGCAAGCTGATCACCAAGGTCAAAGCCATAATCTGTCTTTGCCTGGAAAGCAGCAATCTGTGAGTAGTAAACTGCAATTCTACGAGCGTGAGCTACAAGAGCAATGCTTTCCATCTTAGCATTAAGAATTGGAAGATCATTCTGAGGAATAACAACGTTGTCATACTTGTAAGCAACCTTACCACCAGCTACAAGAGAAGCAGCTGGAACCTTGCCGTTTGCATCAAGGTCAGCATATGTAACTGTACCATTAGCAGCGATAATCTTAACGTCCTTCTCAGCACC